ATCTGGATGCTCAACGAAGTAGACGACGGTTCCTTTGATGAGCTACCGATTAGCATGAACTATCTGAGGAGGAAGTACGGATGAGCATAGACGATGTAACTCCTGCTGAGTGGGACAGTTTAAGAGCAGTGCCTGATCCAGTAGAGAAACCTGACCACTACAACAAAGGCGCTATCGAAGCTATTGAAGCTATCAAAGCATCTATGCCGCCCCACGAGTTTAACGGCTATCTTAAGGGTAACGCATTGAAGTATCTGTGGCGTTACGATTACAAAGGTAAACCAGTAGAAGACTTACGCAAGTGTCGGTGGTACATTGAAAAACTAATCAAGGAAATTAATTAATGGACGCATATCAACAATACATTCACAAGTCCCGCTATGCACGCTACCTACCAGAGGAGCAGCGACGGGAAACTTGGGAAGAAACAATCGACAGGTACCTAAACTTCTGGATTGAGAAAGGTAAGCTCACTCTTGAAGAAGCTAACAGTATCTTTTCTGACATTCATAGTCTGGATGTTATGCCTAGCATGAGAGCATTGATGACTGCTGGTGAGGCTCTTGACCGTGACAACGTAGCTGGCTTTAACTGTAGCTACTTACCTATTGACCACCCTAAAGCGTTTGACGAGATGATGTACGTCCTGATGTGCGGTACAGGCGTGGGCTTCAGTGTTGAACGACAGTATGTATCTAAACTACCAGAAGTTGCGGAGGATTTTCATGAAACCGATACAGTTATACACGTCGCCGACTCTAAAATTGGATGGGCTAAAGCATATAGAGAACTTATCAGCTTGCTCTATTCGGGTCAGCTTCCAAAGTGGGACATATCTGGAGTACGACCTGCAGGGTCAGCACTTAAAACCTTCGGCGGTAGAGCATCTGGTCCAGAACCTCTTGTCGATCTGTTTAACTTTACCATTGAAGTCTTTAGGGAAGCTCATGGACGTAGGCTCTCCTCAATTGAATGTCACGATATCTGCTGTAAGATTGCACAGATCGTCGTCGTCGGTGGGGTTAGGAGAAGTGCTCTCATCAGTCTGTCTAACCTCACTGACGATAGACTCCGACGATGCAAGTCAGGACAGTGGTGGCAAGACAACCCCCAACGAGGGCTAGCCAACAACAGTGCATGTTATACAGAGAAGCCAGATTTTGAGGCATTCCTAAATGAATGGAAAAGTTTATACGAGTCCCGATCAGGAGAGAGAGGTATGTTCTCTCGAGTCGCAAGTCAAAAGCAAGCTGCAAAGAACGAGCGACGAGATGCTACCTATGATTTTGGAACTAATCCATGTAGCGAAATCATCCTACGGCCTTACCAATTCTGCAATCTATCAGAAGTTGTTGTCAGGGCAACCGATACGTTGTCAGACCTTAAACGAAAAGTTCGTACTGCGGCTATCCTTGGAACTTTACAGGCTACCCTGACAGACTTTCGTTACCTGCGCAAGGTGTGGAAGAACAACACTGAGGAAGAAGCATTACTAGGAGTATCACTTACAGGAATCATGGATCACCCAATGTTATCAGGGAGGAAAGATCGTGAAAAACTTAAAGAGTGGCTCGTGGCTCTCAAAGAGGAAGCGATTGAAACTAATGCAGCATGGGCGCAACATCTTGGTATTAATGTGTCTACCGCTATTACTGCTGTTAAGCCTTCCGGTACTGTTTCTCAGCTTGTTGATTCTGCTTCTGGTATCCATCCTAGATACGCAGATCAATACATTAGACGAGTAAGAGCAGACTCACGTGATCCTTTGTGTGCCGTCTTAGAAGCCGCAGGAGTGCCTGTAGAGGACGACGTAATGTCACCCAGTACCAAGGTATTCTCCTTCCCTATAAAATCGCCTGACGGGGCTGTGGTGGCCTCTGAGATGGGTGCTATGGAGCAGTTAGAATTGTGGGAGATTTATCAGGACTACTGGTGCGAACACAAACCGTCCATGACCTGTTACTACAGGGACGATGAGTTTCTTGAGGTAGGTCAGTGGTTGTACAACAAGTTCGATAAGATCAGTGGTGTGTCGTTCTTACCATACAGTGAACACACATACCAACAAGCACCTTATGAGCCTATTGATCTTGAGACTTATGAGAAGTTGAAGGCAGAGTTTCCAGAGACTATTGATTGGAACATCTCTGAAAACTCTGATATGACTGAAGGGTCACAGACGTTAGCCTGTACTGGTAACAACTGCGAGATTTAGTCACTTAACAAAGCAATAAGCTCATCACCACCGGGAATACTTCGGAGAGTCTTAAAGTCTGATTCTTGTTTAAAGATAAGATCAGTTAAGTCTTCTCCGAAGTTTCCCATCAAACCTGTAGGGGGAACAAAAGATGTCATCAAATATCCTACAGGGTCTTGTCTAAACTGAGCGTTTGAATAGGGATCACCTAGCTTACCAAACGTAGCCACTTGTATAGGCTGAGATAAGGCATCCAATACAACACCCTCTACACTAGGTTCTTTTTCTTCTTTACCTAGTAACGCTTGCGGTAAACCCCTAGCTTGGTTTATGAGACCGTAACCTAAACCAGCGAACATCATATAATTAGCAGTGAACTTACCCGCTTCTTTATATTTACCTGCGGCTATATTATCTATCATACCAACCTTAGCAAGCTCTGCTTGTTTAATAGCAAAACCTGTTAAAGCCCATACAGGTCTAAAGTTAGGGTTCTTTAAATAACCAAGCGGCCTGCCTGCTGCTGAGATAAGTTGCTGCTCTCCTAACCTACTGAACATACCTCTTACAACAATTTCTCTAGCTTTTTCAGGCATCTGCTCAAGCGGTGTTTCTTGTACTAAATGCTTACGTATCAACGCAGTTTCTTCTGGAGAAAAGTATTTATTAAACTCTTTAAACTTACCTGTCTTAGCTGCTTTACGCATAGCGTTCAATGAGCCTCTAAGAACAATACCTTTTCCTAGTCTGTCAGCATCTCTAAAGCCAGACCATTTAAACGCCTTGTCTTGATACCACTCTGTCCCTTTTTGAAGCATACTTTTTTCTAACGTCTCATCAAAGCCTGCTTGAAACTCACCGATGTTCTTTGAGTTACCGCCGATACCAAAATCTTGAATACGCATACCCTCTCTTTCTAGTATGCCTTTCATAGTAGGAACAACACCGTTTTTCACAGCAGAAACAGCAGCATCGTGTAAGTTCAAAAACGCAGAATCAAACTGCCCTAAAGTACCTGCATAAGACTGCTTCATAAAGGCTTCTATTGCAGTGTGAGGACGGCTTCTTGCGCCGATGTAAGTAGAGTTGGCAAGATCAGCTACTCTCTTTCCTGTAACAGGAGATTTAGATTGTTTAGTTACTGTTCTTTCCATTTCTTTAAAGAACGCTGAAGTGTCTTCGTTAATACCTAGACTAGGACGCATTCGAAAAGATCGAGCTAACTCTATTAATGTTTGTTGTTTTGCTATACGACTTATCTGCTCCAAGATAGGGTTAGCATACTGTCCTAGCTCATCAATATCCATATCTTCAGCAGAACCTCGCACTCTTTCTTGAGAGCCTGTTTCAATACGCTTACCCATTTCAATGTCAGGGCCTAAACTTTCTTCTTCTATTTGTTCTCTCTTAGTGCCTGATGCCCAGTAAACTTCGTCTTTTTGTACCTCTTCTTTAAATATCTTACCTGATTCTTTTTGGTGTGCTTTACTATCAGCAATAAGATTACGAAGAAGCGCATTAGCTTCTTTACTCATTGACGAACCTTCGCGTAAGATTTGCGATAAATTTTCCGGGGCGTTATTTAAGTCTAAAAATAATCTTTTAATATCGTCATTGTTTGCCCAATCAACTAATTCAGCAAAAGAGTCTTGTGTTTCGTCTGAGTAATACTTATTTAAAAATAGTTCTTGTTTTCTCCCAGCCGTTTCAAAACTAGATTCAAATAAAACACCTACTCGTGGCCCTGCAAACTTACTAACAAGCGCAGAAACAGGTCTAGCAAGTCTTTCAAAAGTACCTGCTGCGGCTCTAGGTTTAACATCATAAGCGCCGCGCATAACAGAAACATCATACTGCATCAACTCTTCAAAAGGTTTAGGTTTTCTGTAGCGTTGAGGAATAACTACCTGCTTTATTATATCTTCAGAAACGCCAGCAGCTCTCAATTCTTCTTTAACAAAATCCCTTCTTTGGGTCGTTGTTGCTTCTAACTTAGGGGCTTCGGGTGCTTTTTCAATTTTAGATTCTATTTGTGCAAGCTTATTTTCAGCAGCGTTTAAGTTATCTTGAGCTTTTTGTATTCTAATTTCGTCACCAGACTCTGCAGCTTTTGCTAAACGCTCGTCTGCTTCATCAATTTTTTTAGCCGCTTTGTCCCACTGCTCTCCTAACT